TTTTCGTTCGACACCCTGTTTGCCTCGTTCGTCCGCTGTACGGCCCTGGAGTCCCGATCATAATTCTGGTTTCCGCCGTCCTGCGGCAGAGGGTTGGTCGAATACCCGGAAGGGGAATCGGGACGGCCAACCGCCATCGCCTGCCCGTTTACCCCGGAAGCCCTTGAACCCTGATTAGCGCCAGCCGCCCACTGGTCGTACCGGTCCCCGACGCCACTATCCTTCGCAGCATAATCTGTCTTCCGAAGACCGCCACGGCCCCCACTCTCCATCATGCCCTCGTAATCGAAACCGTAACGGGGGGCAAGGTAATCCTGATACTCGGCCATCGCAGAGTCACGGTCGCCCTGCTCACGTCTCTGCTGTTCGGACTCGTCAACAAACTGTGTCGCATTTTTTCTGAAAAGAGTTTCGTTGAAGTTCCTTGGAGCCTGGAAGTCTGGAAGCGCCTGACCCGTTGGGTCGGCGCTGTTGCCACCACCGGCGATATCGGCAAAGGTGGAAGGCTTAGAAAGATCAGGTAATACCCCGTTAGCCGCAAGATACGCCTGCTCCGCCTCGTGCTGCGCCAGAGTCGGGGCCATCTCCCAATTCCCGGTGATGTTGTTCATCGTCATCTGCCGGTCGCCCAGATCCGTCTCCAACGGCATGGCCCAGCCTTCATCCTCGGCAAGCCGCATAGCGATTGCAATGGCCTCCTCTAGACCATATTTTCCCGACGAGACCATGCGGTCCACTTCGTTCAAAGCCTGGTCGCCCTGGTTGGCTGAAACAAAATCTGAACGGAAAGCAGGCTTATCGTACTCGGGCTTTTTGACCTCATCCGGGATGCCCGGAATGTGGTCAGGGAGGTACGTCCCGGTCATCTTGAAGTACTCTTTAGCCCAGTCTATGTTCGATTCCACCTCGTCCTGAGGCGTTTTAAAGCCACGATTGCCAAAGCCTTGACCGTACTCGTTGGCATAGTAATCTTGCTGAGTCGGCTCACCACGGAACCAAGGATCAGTTGTTGGGTCTACCCAAGGATCAGACATTTTTGAAAAACTCCTTACAGGTTTCCACGGGCAATACCGGACTGCGCCAAGGCTTGCGCCAGTGCAGAATCCGATTGCTGTTGTGCAGCCGAACGTTGCGCCGCAATTTGCGCCAGCATTGCGGTCTTCTGTTGGGTCATGCCAGTCTCCACATCTCCCTGGAGGCCACCGACCAAAGCGCCACGGTCAGCGTAAGACGCATCGTAAACGGTCCCTGCCCGAGCGTTACCGGTCTGGGCGTTAGCGAACAGACGATCCATGTAGCCGGAACCCTGATCGACGTTGCCTGCGCCGTAGCCGGACAAGATGTCGTTGAACCCGGAATCCATAGTGCCTTGCTGAGTCTGGTACTGTTGACGCAACGCCTGGAGGCGCTGGTCCCCGGCACTGAAAGCGTTAGCAACATCCCCACGTGCCTGGTTGCCACGCTCGGTCATTGCACCCGTTATGCCACCAAGGCGTTGCACGCCACTATCGTATGCACTTCCCGTAGCAGTAACCATCGGATCAAAACGGCTGTTCACACGCTGCGAGCTGTAGACATCCCGCATCTGGGTGTCGTAAGCGTCGTAGGCGGCGGTCCGTTTAAGCCTATCCTCTTTGGCTTTGGCTTCTGCCTCCGCCCGAAGCCGTTCGTCTAACGTACGGTCTTCCAGCCGCCAGTCACGGTCACGGTCACGGTCTTCTTGCCGCCACAGGGCTTCCCGGTCCCTTTCAGCAATATCCCAGGCGGATGGGCCACTGCGGTTACTGCCGTTGCGATTGTTGCCGCCAGGAGGCGTCAGGCCCATCGGGCCAGTACCTGGTAAACCGCCTGACGGTGTGTGGCCCACCCGCAAATCGGCCATGCCAGCACGAAAGCTCCCCTGTTCCTCGTAGTTGTCAGGCACTCCTGCGCTCCAAGCGTCAGGATTAGTAATCTGGTCGTACGGATCGGTCTCCAGCTTGCGAGGACGACCAAAAGACGTACCAGGATTACTGTAAGTCGGCTTATAGCCACCGGTTGGCTTAGAGCCAGTCGTTGCATCAGCCCCAGTACCGTACGGATCTAAAAAGTCTCTGCTCATGACTATCCCATTCCTGTAAACGGATCGTAGCCCGCAGCCCTACCGGACTGCATACGATCATACAAAGCCAACAACTCGTTCTCGTAGCCGACATCCGAAGCCGTCTGATTCATATCCCACTGGGCGTTATCAGTAGCCTGCGCCTCAGCCAAACGACGATAGTTTTTGTTCGTAGCGTTAACAGCCGTCCGCTGCCCCTTCTTACGCAAACCCGAGTTCCAAATGCCACGACGGTTGAACGAAGAACCGACCTTCGGGAAGTTTTGGGTGAAATCTTTCCCCATGTCTTCCTTGTCACGACGGAAACGTTCCTGACCAAGAAAACGACCGAAGTCGTTTGATTGATCCGTCAAAGCTTTCTTTTTTGCAAGCCCACCACGGGCCTGCTCATAATCGTAAACCGGTGTACCGTATGCCATGATTAGAGTCCTGACTTGATAAGAAATTGGACGCCTGTGAAAGCCGGGCGGTTAAGGCCGACACCCGATACACCAGTGCTCTGGTTTATAGCAGTAGCGTCAGCAACGGTGGTCGAGGAAGTCGTCCCGGCCGACATCGAAAGGCTGCCGCTGGCTCCAGATGTGGAACCACCCAGCCCGATGTTGGAGTTGACGGACGAACCGGACGCTGCCCCGGCAGTCCCCGATCTTTGAGTGATACTATGACTGTGGCTACCACCCGTCACGCTAGTCGAAGACGAAGTCGAAGCTGTATGCCCATGCGAATCTTGAACGTGAGTGTGAGAAACGGTGACCGCATCATCCGAGCCTCCCTGCACACCAACCGTACCGCCATACGGAAAACGGTTCTGCAAATCAGGGATATTAAACGTAGTGGCACCGTCGCCCACACCAAAACTGGTACCGATAATACCAAACAGATCAGAATACGAGGTACGGGAAATTGCGGTCCCGTCACAAACAAGCCAGGAAACGGCCGGGGAAACAGCCGCACTGTACATAACTATAAAACCGGTAGGGAGCGTCCCCGCCAACTGGCCGACAGTGGCCGCATCGTCAGCGGCGCTACCCGGCGCAACGTTGGTGATCTTGAAAGTCCCCAACGAGACCTCACCGGTGAACGGCTTGGAGCCGTCACGGTGGATCGTGCTGTCGTTAGCAAAAACGACAAGATCGTCAAAGTTTCGGTTAACCTGAGAAGCCACGGCCGCTGTCGAGGCCGTGAACGTGTTAGTAACTGATGCTGAGGCCATTAACGGACCTGCTTTCTACGGAAAGGAATAGCGATACTGTCAACCCACCAACGGCCAGGGTTATTGGCAGACGAAAACTTGAACGACACCGCATAAGCGGACCCGGCAGAAGGCGTACGCTGAAAAGCGTAAGCCTCCTCAGTGTCACCAGACCACGAGTCCGTATCCCAAAGCATCGCACCCCAAAGAGAGGCACCCGCAGACGAAAACGTGATCGGAAACTGGATCTGACGTGCCGGAGTCAAATCTTGCATGTCATGAAAAACTTCAAGCTGGATTGTGGTCGTGGCCGAAGCGGCCGCAGTCACACGAGGACGCTTCCACCGCTTCTTAGTAGCCGTCTCACCCTCAGAAATCCATGCCGTACGATAATGGCCGTCGATGCGAACGTTGGCGGTAGCAAAATCCGAATCATACTCGTAAGACTGGTCATACCGAAAAATGTTTGTGCCAGCCAGATCGAGAAACAAAGAATCGGCAAACGAACCGGTCCTTCTCCAAAATATCATGTCGGTCATTTCCCTGTCGTACCGGGTGAACGCCTTGGCGGACGGGGACCACAAAAACATAAATCGGTTCTCTGTAGCGGCTGAACCCGCCTCTAACGAAAGGTATAAACGTCCGTCCGCCCACATGACCTGGTGGGAACCGCCACGAAGGATCTTTCCAATATCTGACCAGTAAGCGATAGGTTCAGACAAGGTTACAACACCCTTCCCGTTGAACGCCATCAACTGGCCGTCAGTCGAAAACCAGTACAGAACCCCTGCATTCGAATCGACAGCCCCGGAAGCGCTTATACCAGAAGCATTCGTCAACGGGTTTAACACAAAAGTGTCCGGGTCGTGCCCGGTCAGCAACCAAACCTCGCCCTTTTTGAAAATAACCAGTTTGTCCTGGAACGGAAAAAGACCGGTGATCGGCTCCACCTCCCCCTTCGAGTCACCGATATCAAAGTAGTCGTCAACCGACCAGGACTCCGGGAACTGAAGGTGAGAAAACCGCAACCGGTTCGTGTAAGAGTCGGTTGACTCATATGTGCCAGCTACCCACATGTAGCCACGCCACTGAACAATATGTTCCGCCTTGGGCATATTGTTGCCGGAAGACGACACATGATTCTCGTCCCAGGCGGTACCCAGTGCGGTAAGAGTGGTCCCATCCCATTTGTTCATAACAATATTGGCAGGCGAATCGGCCGAGAAACGGCCGTTCGCCATATAGGAAAGGGCGTTATGGTTAGCCATACGGACCCGCTTATCAAACTGGGTGACATCTACCAGCGTATCGGTAAGAGTAGCGCCATCCCAGTCAAACAGGTCTCCATCAACGG